CCACTCCGCAGATTCCATGATTCCTTGAACAAAGGCGTCTGGGGCAGATGGGTCAGCAACAATGTCAACAGTTGCAAGGTGAAAATCGCCTTGTACTTCGTTGATTCCTTCGGAGTTCATTTTTAACGATCCCAACCCTCTTGTGGATACGCCTAGTTGAACTTCATTTTCTATTAAATTCTTTGCTATAATTCCCATAGGTGTGTCCAATATTTTGGCTCTACCTATAACATCATTACCTTCCATCTTTAGGCTAGTAATTAGATGGGAAACTTGGTGTAAGTTAATTGAAGGATTCTCAGGATGGCCTAGCTCTCCCAATGAACGTTTTTGTCCAATAAGCTCTTGATACTTTTGGACTTCTCGTTCCATTATACCTCTACCATAGGAACGATTGTTTCTATTTGGTTTTTCAGCTTGAGCAAAGATACCTTCAATAAAGATATTTTTTCCGCCACCTTGTTTGTCTTCTACAAGGTAGTGTAAATCTTGTGCAACTTCTTTAATTAATCTCATATTAGTTCCTAATTATCTCTTGGTCTGTTGGTCTGGTTCAATAAAACCAGCAGGCTTAGATATGTGTAAATACATTGTACTATTTGCTGGCATCACAACTGTGATGTTTGCACTATTATTTGATGTATCAACAAAGCCAAACATCTGCGACAATGACCAATTGTCATTCCCGTTTAACAACATTACAGTAGAATTATTACGAGTAACAACAATCGGAACTGTGCCCGGCGTAGACCAGATCATACCTGTAATATTCATCTGTACGTTTGGCAAATCTAAAGTCACATTTGTTGTTAATAGATCCTGAGGTGTGACGTTTGACATTCCATCACCTACAAATTTAACAACCGCCTGTTGTAATGTTTTTTTAAGAACTGTACGAGTTACTGGCATCTTAATATCCTATTATTTTTATTCTTTATTGACACTTGACGCATGATGCTTAGAAAGTTGGAATGTAAATTTTCCACCTTGAACCGGTTTACCAGTATGAATAGCCTGGTGCTTAACATCTGTACCGTGAATAGCATTAGCAACAGAAAGATTAGCGTGTGTGTGAATATTGCCATCTGAGTCTTTTGTAACAACAAGCGGATCTTCATGTGTTGTTTCAACTTCTTCATTTACATCTTTATTCGATTGCATATAATCTCTAACTGTTGATATATAATCAGCACTTAAAGTAATTTTACTCTGCACCCATTCTGCAAGGTTAGTATTATCTTCTAACATATCATGTACAGTCTGTGCATTGGCAATAATAGATCTCAGTTGAGACTTGGCCATATCGCCTTCATAGTCATACTCACGAGAATCTTTTGCCTCATTGGTTTTCTTTGCACCATAAGATGCGCCCAACGCCATACGAATACGTTCTTTTTTAGACTTACCGGCAAATTTAGGATTATCCGAATGGACAAAATCGCTAATATATTTGCCCGCAGGATCAGAAGCCTTTAATTTTTCTTCTAAAGTTTCTTCTCTAATACTATTAAACGTTTTCATTTTCTTGTTCTTCTACGTCTATTGTAGTTTTACCTATAGCTGATGCAATCTCTACTTTTCTAACATCAAGGGCATCAGAAATTTTATTTGCCATTGCTGTATTAAAATCTTGTAAAGCATCAGCCTGCTTGTTGTTGATAATATTATCAATCATATTTTGAATAACTGCGGATTCCATACTTTTTCCTTACTGTGAATTATTTATAGGTTCTTGTCCCGGAGGCAATTGGCCTGGGGGCATGCCCGGCATTCCAATTTGCGGCGGAGGACCTTCATCTTCAATTTGTGTCTTCATTTCTTGAATCTCTTTGTCAGACATTCTTAAAATATTTTTCATTACATAATCTTGACTATAATATGCACCAACAAAAGGTTGAACCTGAGTTAATAAATCTATACGATTTCTCAAATTTTCAGCATTTTTCATTTCTTCAAAATACTGATCTTGTGCATATCTATATTGAATGTCATCTTTAATAACATTCCAGTCTTTATCTGTTAGAACACCTTTTAAAATTAATTGTGTTCTTAACAAATCGCCAAATATTTCATTAAACTTTTTGCGTAATCTACCAACAAACTTGGCAAATTTTAATTCGTCTCTTGTTATCTCTGTTGCTCTACCAAAAGAAATACCAGTTTGCGGTTGCATTCTAGAAAGCGGAACATTTAATGCTTGATATAATTTACCTTGGAAGTAATTAATATCTTCAATCTGTCCCAAATTTTCGCCGCCAGGTAATGTAGTAATCTCAGTACCTCTGCCGCCTTCTCTTCTTGGCAACCAAAAATCTTCTAACATAGACATCATTTTACGATCATCTCGTATCTCGCCAGTATTAGAATCATAAACGATCTTATTACGATAACGAGCCATAATATCTTTTAAATATTGTTCAGCTTTCAATTTAGGCAAATTGCCCACATCAATATAAAATATTCTTCTTTCAGGTGCTCTAGCCAATCTATAGATTACTAAGGCATCTTCCATCATCTTTAACTGATTCACAGGTTTAATGGCTTTATGTAAGTGACTTAACACTACATTTTTATCCAAATCCATAATCCCAGAAGGTACAAATGTTATTGCATCTGTTGATATCTTGATACCTTGCGTTGGGTTATTTGCGGTATACCCTGGATTATACGTAATACCTTTTTCATTATATAAGAAAAATTCTTCTACTGATTTGATAATATCAACACCAGTCTTTTGATCTTTCTCTTTTTTAACTTCTCTAATCTTTTTAATTTTTCTAGGATCTATAATTAGTGTTTCCAAAATACCACGTTTTGGATTGCTAGTGTCTATAATCTTTTGAAAATAAATTCTTCCATCGATATACCATCTACGAAAATAATCAAATCCTCTAGTATCAAATTCAATCAATTTGTAAATCACTTCAAATTCTTTAATGATACTATCTTTAATATCTTGAGGAATCTTTGATTGATCCAAATTAATTTGTACTAATGCTTCATCATCAACTGCTGCAATAGCCTCAGTTAAAATTTCATCAATAGCTGCGGATGTATCTGAATACATTGCCGCTTCACGATATCGTGTAATAAGTTCATACTCAGATTTCGCAGTCGCATCTAGATCAACGTATGTGCCAAAATGCCCACCCGCTTGTACTGTTGATGCACCGTCGTCAGAAACAGGAGTAGCGAAACCTTGCAGTTTACGATCTATCTCATCTTCCTCACGACTAATATTAAAACCAAATAATTTAATCGCCATAATTTAATTCACTTTATATTATTAAGCCAAAGTTGTAATTGCGTCTACCAATTGTTGTGCAGGATTATTAGAGAATTCAAAAGTTTGATACTGGAAAGATACCGAGAATGTCGATAACTGATCGTTGCTACCAAAGTCTAAACCAACTGCTCCCAACTCAACTGGGAAGGCGCCTATTAATTTATATTGTTTCAGAACTGCACCATTACGATCCAATTGAGAAATAAACATATCTGTTTGATACTGAGCAGGCTGTAATGCACCTGTTTTGTTTCCGAGATTTTCCATCCCGTTCATCCATTGTTCTATGGCGGATCTAATAGTAAATCCGGAATCATTTAGAACTGTGCATTGGAACGGAGCAAATTCTCTGTCTCCAGCCATCTTAATTAGACGTCCTCTGTAATATACTGGAGCAACACCAATAGTTTGCCCTGGTAATTCAGCCACACTAATTAAAAATGGGGACTTTGTTACAGCCGCCGCTCGGCCTGTAACATAGTTTGGAAATGTCAACTGAACCGCAAACTGATTGGGACGTGCCCCACCATTCGTTAGTTCCGATTTAAATCTTTCTACATTAAATGGTATTGCCATTTCTTATACTCCTAATTAGGCGCCGACTTCTTCAAACGACACGCCACTTCTTGTAGCTACAAAATTCAACTGAATAAAGTTGATTGCTCTTGCAGGCTTGATGAATATGTCTGCAACAAATTCATTACGGTCTACAACCGAACCTGGATTATTTGTGTCATCACATATTACTCTAAAGTCTGTAATACCACGACGACCTTGCACATCTCTCAAGAATGGCTCAACAAGATTTCTAAATTGAGCTCTTGTGAACGGATCATTAAATTCGAACAATTGGAATTTAGATGCTGTAGCAATTGCTTTTTCCAATACAATAAACAATCTACGAACATTGATACGATCAAATGCACTTGGTCTTGCCAATAGAGTTTTATCTCCAAATAACAATGTTCCTTGTCCTGGGAATGTTACTACAGGATTAATACCTTTC